TAAATTGTTCATGAACTTATCAAACAGATAAGGATTAGTCTTATTCAATACCACAACTTTCACATATGTGTTGGTATATTTTGATAGGTCTTTGTTGTTGATTTCTGTAATTGATTCCTCTTTATCATTATAAATGATTCGGTGAAACATTACATTAGGATTAGGAATAAATTCTAAATTTCTATCAGCCAAATCAAAAATATGGAATCCACGAACATCATTATAATCTTGCCAAGTTAGTTCGTAAGGATTGCCAAGATAGGTGATGTTGTCTGAGCTTGAACGGTGGTGATAATGACCACTAAACACCTTATCGAATCGCCTGAATATGTCACGATTCAATCCTTCAGCTGACGGCATGCCACGATGCATAGCAAAACCAGCAATTTCAAAGTGTCCCATGCAAAGTGTGGCTGGTGTGTTTTTAATTTCTGCCAGAGATTGTTCATAGTTCTCTGCACAAATCCAAGGAATCATGCAAACGTCAGAGTTTACATCTCTATAATTCAGATGTATGGTTTGTGGAGTATCGATTACTGTGATGTTGTCATATTCACGCAACAACAAGTCAACAGAATTTACATCGTTAGTATTTTTAAAATATGTATCGTGATTTCCTGCCAACATATAAACATCGATTGATTCTTTTGCCAAAATGTCAAAGAACATTTCTTTTGTTCGTTTCAAAGAATAAAAGTTGACATACTTTCGGCGATCAAAAGTATCACCAAGTATCAATACAGTTTTAATGTTTTCCTGTTTTAATTTTGGAAAAAATGTGTCACGATAGAACTTTTCATAAAAATCTAGAAAATGAACAGAATCGTTTCTGGCACCGAAGTGTTGATCCGTTATAATTGCAACTTTAGTTTCGGTCTGGTTTTTTGTGGTCAACATCGTCATAATATTTAATTTCTAAAACTGAATTGATGGGTCTAGTATTAGTAAATGATACGGCTTCTTGTAGTGATTTAAACCACTTAAAAAAAACTGATGTTTCTGTGTTAGTTGGGTAATAACATACCTTATACATTTTGTTTCCTTTCTTCAGACTCACGAACTCTTTTACGCAAAGAAGTTGTACTAAAACTATGTTTGCGGGAGTTGTAATATACATCGATATCTAATTCACGACCTGTGAAAGGTTTATCTTTGTATTCTTCTCCTATAATTCTAACATCAATTGGATAAGAAAGCAATATGTCCATCAATTCTTTTTCGGTAGAATATGGAATGACTTCATCCACATATTTGCAGGAATCCAACTGCACAAACCTTTCAAATAATGTTTGTACCGGTTTATTTTTGGTATCAGGACGATCTATGGTTGGATCGGTTTGTAATCCAACTATAAGGTGGTCACATTGTTTTTTTGCCTCTTTCAACATCATCATATGACCGGCATGAAACAAATCAAATGTGGAACAAGTGAATCCTATTTTCATTTTACTCATCTAAAAATTTCTCCAAACCTTTTACTTTTTTAGTTGTTGCCTTTTTGGCTTCTTTAGCTACCTCAAAATTCTCTATGAATTCGGCAATATTATCGTATAATTGAAACTGTTTAAATGTACCATCTTCCAGTTCCATAAACTCATGTTCATCTAGTATACCAGTTTGTTCAGCTGATTTATATTTAACGTATAGTTGTTTCTTTTCTTTTTGTATTCTTCTGAGAAAAGCAAAGTAAATGATTTGTGTAAAATATGCAAATGGATTACTTGACTTGGTTGGATCAAAGTTTGCAAAGTACTGTAAACAATTTTCAATACCATCGGATACCATTTCATCTCTATAAGTATAGTTAATGAAGTTAGGTTTGTGAGATAGACCTTCTGCAATCTTCATAAAGCATTCACCAATATAATTTGGTATTGCAGGTGCGGTGCGATTTTCTTTTTTTGCCAAATCACTAGCTGCTTGATATTCAATCAAGGCCTTGAGAAAATCTTGGTTGTTTATATAATGTGTTTGCTTTGTCATAATAATTCCATTTCAAGTATACCATTTAATGTATTGACAAACAGCTTGACAACGTGTAAATTTCGGTGTGTTGCTGCTTCAGTATCAATGTATTGTTTCTCCAGTACCTTCTTCTAAGGCATCCATAATTTCCTGAATATCTTCATCTCTCATTTGATCTGCAAGTTCTTTAGCTTCTAACAATGATGCAAGTTTTTTTACTGTATCGGAGTAGTACTCAGAGAGTTCATCGGTTGGTTCAAAAGTTGTTAACACGTCGTTAGAAGAAATTTTTATTTCATTCTTTTTAATTAATTGTATTGGCAACCAATGATTCATAACTAATAATCCTTTAGTTCCGTTTTTTGTAACCAAAGAAACTGACATCGGAGAGTCTAACTGTATCATGCCGTCTTGATCACATATGTTTCCAATTATATCTTCACCACTCTTTAGTCGAACTATTCTAATATTGTTCATTTTTTTAGTCCTATCTTGTAGATTTTGAATGGGAATCTCTCCTCATTATATATACGTGTTCTTTCCACGAAGTGTTTTAAAGTAAAGTTCATGTGTTTACCGACTCTCAAATCATCTGCGATGTCGTAGAGTGTGGCAATATCTTTTCCTTCTGCTTGCCGCAATCCTCGACCAATGCTTTGTAAATTTCTAACTCTACTTTTGCTTGGGCTAGCGAAGATGATATTGTGTAAATTTCGTATATTGATACCAGTAGAAAAAGTACCAAAACTAGCCACAACAATCGCATCATTTTCTATCTCCATTATTTTTCTAATTTCTTCTCTGTCTGTAGTGTCCGTTCCTCCATGAACAAAGAAAACTTTTCTTTCGCCAATATTCTTGGTTTCTCTAATTAGATCATACAGTATTTGCCCATGTTTGTCAACCATTTGATACAAAACCAGTGTATTATTTTGTAGACTTACTGCAAGATTTTTTATGAATTTATTTCTTTTTTCATTTGATATCAAATAGTCAATTTCTTCATGATAGGTTTTTTCTCGAAGTTCTTTAGCTATATCTTCATCGTGTTTTAAAACTAGACACTTGATTTGAAATTCTGCAAGTTGTTTCTTGTCTATCAATTGTTTTGTCGTTGTGACTTGTTTTACTGGACCGAACAACCCTTCTAATACCAACTTATGTGTCTTGGTACCGTCTAAAGTTCCTGTTAGTCCAATACGGTATTTGGCATTAATACACGATGTCAATATTGTTGTTAGTGATTGTGCCTTGAACAAGTGCGCTTCATCGCCTATTACATAATCAAACTGTTCAAAGTATTCTTTAGGCATCTTGTATAAAGATTGCCATGTAGAGATGGTCAAAGCTTTGTCTGTGTTCTTGTCTTTGCCTTGATATATCCGATGAAGATATGGTTCCATATTGTCGTTGTTGTAATCTGCAAAGTCTGAATACAACTGTTCGACTAGAGATGTGGTTGGAACAATAACCAAACCTTTTAAATTTTGATATTGTTGCAGTTGTCTAAACAGCAAATAAATGATAAGAGATTTACCAGATGCTGTGGGAGATACTAACAAAGAACGTTTAGACTGCATAGAGTGAACAAATGCATTGAGTTGATGTTCACGAACTTCTAATGGTTCACCTCTTCCATGTATCTTGAGGCTTTCAATAAACTTATTTGCATGATATACTGAGAATTCATCTTCAACAAAACTATGAGAGTATGTGTAATTTCGTTCAACACAAAACTGTTCTAGGTAAGGTAGTAAACCAATGTAAAGATTGTTATTGCGTAAATCAAAAAGGCGAATCTTTCCGTCCCATATTTTGTTACGATATGCAGGAACGAATTGGTGTCCTGGTACAAAAAACGTAAAGAATTCTGATAACTCTTTAGCTAAATGTTTTTCGCACCCAACTTGTAAATATACCTCATTTACCTTTTCAATTAAAACGTGTTCTTTACTGTCCACCTATGAATTTCTCCCAGCTAATAAAGTCACGCAACTGGAAAGTTCTTGATTTCAGTTCTTGCATGATAGATTCAATTACCGATACAACTTCTTCATGGTAAACTTTTTTCTCCAATAATTTAATTAAATCGGAGTCTGCTTCCAAATAAGTGGTGATATCAGATTTGAGTGTGAATTGAAAAGGTTCCCAACCGTACTGTTCTAGTTCTTCTTGGGACATTTTACCTGTGTAATATTCCCACTTAATCTTCCGCATACGGAGATAATCAAAATGTGCCTTCTTTGAGGCAATCTTGTGCTTTGTGAGAATAGAAAGGTATTTGTTGTGTAATGTGGGTATCTTGATGAGTTCTTTGCCAGGTTCCGTCTGGTCGATTTCTGCATCACGTTCCCAATTTTTTAATACTTGTTCTAAGTTTTCCATAATATATTCAATAGTCTAACACCAATTTAACATACTAACATAACCAATGTTAAAATGCAAGCTTAATGTTAGATAAAGTCGTAACTTTCAAAATAAAAAGTGGCATCGCCAGTAATAATATCATCTGCCGATAATTTGGTATCGAAATTCAAATCGGAAAGAGAAGATGGAAACATATTGTAAAATTGTATTCTTGATACCGGATTATTCAAAGCATTTAAAATAGTCAAAGTACCATCAGAATATTGTTTTAGATTGGTACTGTTCAAAGTGTTTTGATTTTGTTGTGCCGTTAATCTGTTTCTTTCATCTGTGCCTTTTGGTGAAGCAAAAGAAAGCATCCATTTATGAATTTCTCTCCAAGATAACAATTCTTCATCGATGGTAAACGAAATATTAAAATTGTTATAAGACAATTGATTGCCAGGACTGTAAACAGTAATAGACGGAAACGATATTTCTGCTTGGCCAACAGAGATGCCTGGCAAATTAACAGTTTGACAAAAATATGTTGTCGTTGGTATTCTACTAAACGTCATTAAAAACTTGGTAGCTTGTAACAAGTTTGTGTTTTGAGGTGCTCTAGTGAGTGCTGTCATTTATGATTTATCTTAGTTAGTTTCATATGTGTATTTAGGAGCCAAAAAAAAGACCACCCGAAGGTGGTCTTTAAAATGTTCCTCTTAACGGGAACTTCTTGATTACATCAAGTTCTTAACGCCAAAAATACGATAGTACTTGTTAGTACGTGCGTTTAATTGACCTAGACCAACACCAGAACCTTCAGCAAATGGGTTTGCAACCATGCCGTAACGAGTCTTGAAACCAATCTTTGGTTGGAATGTGAATTGGTCAACTGCACGAACCATCTGTAGTGGTACGTATGGGCAGTAGAACAAACCAGCATCGTATGGTGATGAACCTTTGTAGCCTACAGTTACCAATTCTTGGTTAGATGTGTAACCACCAAAATATGGATCGATGTAAACTTTGATACGACCGTGCAACAAACCAGCAAAAGTATTACCTGTATCGTCAACTTGTAGGTCAGCTTGTAGAGCAGGAGTATATTGTAATACACCAGCCATTGCCATAGCGGAAGCAACGTCTGAAGAAACGATCAGGACGTTACCTTTACCACGACGAGTTTCTTTAGCAATAACGTTAGCATCACGTTCGATTTGGAAAATCAAACCTTTGAAACGTTCTACAGACCAACGACCGTTAGAGTCTGTATCTAAGTCAAAGTAACCTTGAGTTGTAGTACCGAATCTGGCACCAACTACAGCAGTAGTGTAGATTGTACGGATAACTTCACGGTTGATTTCGGAAAGAATCTCTGTAGACAGAATGTTAGACAATTCTGTTTCAGCATCGAGACCGTGATTTGCTTTCAAGTCTTGTGCAAGTTCTAGAGAGTATTCAGCTTTCAA